CATACTGTTTACGTCCGGAAGCGACTCAGCCCATTTTTCGAATTCTTCATCTGGCATTTCGGCAACCGAATCCGAATTCTCCCCCATCAGGCGAGGGAACGGGATCTCTCCCGTTGGGTCGTAGTATTCCCCTATTGGTGGTTTCATTTGAATTCTTAGAGTCCGGCCCTGACGGTTCCCCTGCTGACGAGATCGTCAAGATACGCCCAGTCGGGGTCGCGTGTGCCTGCGCGAACAGATTGTTTTGATTGGGTGCGCTTTGTTCTATTGGTTTTGCTCTTGGTTGTTTTCTTTAGGGACGGGTTTTTCTTCGTCGCCTGCTTCTTGGCCGGCTTCTTTTTCTTCGCCGGCTTCTTCTTGGTCACCGGCTTTTTATTTGCTACCGGCTTTTTTGTTGTTGGCTTTTTCTTGTTTGTTGCCATGTTCTTCTCCTTATTTTGTTGATTCTTCGTTGAGGAATGACTGCTCAGCAGCATACAAGGCGGCATATTCATCCGCATACCGATGTTGCAGCACCATCAACGCGCGACGGCGGGCTTCCTGGCGCAAGCGATTCTTGCGCTGCTGTTCTTCGGTCTTCTTGGCAGCCTCGGCGGCGGTCATTTTCTTTTTGCGACCTCGGCCGATCCCGGTTGAAATCAATTTTGCATATTCGCTGGATTGCTTGGTTACTGTTTTTGGCATGTGTACTCCCTGTTAGGTAACTAATCGACGAACAGCATGGTATAGCATCAATCGCAAATACGCAACCCCGAAACCCCCCTGCTTTATTAGCCTAGCTATGGGTTGCCATTTGCCATTGTAGGGTGTAGCTTGCAGTTGACATAACCTAATCACTCCAACAAGGAGGAGTTGAATATGGCAAGACAACACGGAAGCAAAGTGGTCAGGCGGTTGTTCAAAGAATTGGCAAGGATGGGGTTTGTTGTGGTTCAAAAAAACAACAAGTTCCAGATCCACCCGCCACGACACATCCCTGGCCCGGTTTATTTCACCCACGGAACACCCAAATCCGTCAAGCCAATCGTGGCCGATATCAAGAAAATCTATGGTGTTGAGGTTCCAGTCAAGGACCTCTGACCTATTTGGCGAATGCTAAACTTATTGGGGTAATTCCGTAACCGGACGCCCGCGAGAAGTGCGGTATTTGATGAAAAGATTAATTCTTGTTGCGATTTTGGCGTTTGCCATGGCCGCATGCGGGTTCGACGGAAGTTACCGCTATTCGTGCCAGGACCCAGACAACTGGGATAATAAGGATTGTTACCCGCCGACGTGCCTGGTTGACGGAAACTGTACGGAAACATTATTGGGCTTTGACCCGACGGAGACGACAACGCCATGATGAACAAACCCAGCAACCGCCCAAGACTTTCCCCCCAAGAACTCGACGCGCGACTGAAGTTCGTTGTCGGGTGCGTGCTCGCAAGCGTCCTAATGGTTACGACGATATTCATTCTTTACGCACTTGTATTCGTTACTCAACCGATCGGTGTTCAAGCAGAAAATGACAAAATGTTCTTCGGTGTCCTATCGAGCGTCGCCACGTTCATTACCGGAACCCTTGCCGGTTTGATGATCTCGACCGGCCGCAGTTCAACGAAGGAAGAAGATGCAAACGAGACGGAACAAAACAAAGGCGTCAGTGAGTAAAGATGGGGGACTGGTACTCCGGAAACGCTTCGTTTGTCATCGAAGGATGGTTTGCTGAAAGCGACGAGGAAGCTCAGGCGGCCGTAAACAAGCTGCGTGATGAACTCGTCGATTGGATCAATACCAAGAAAGAGTCAGAACTTGTCATTTCCCACATCGAAGTAAATCTTGATCCCCAAAACATAGAGACTCCGTGACATGACCAATACCTGGAAAGACTACGGCGGAGAAATCAGGGGCGTAAGAGTAGAACAGAAAGCGGCCGACCCAACTTCGACAAAAACGCCGTACCACCCACCGGCGGAAAGAGAATTCATTTCCGCAATGCAGTCGATCGTCGCCAAATTCGGAAAACTTGCTGATAATGATAAAAACGGTATTTGGGTCGGCTATGTACCGCAAGCCAATAACGACAATTACGGCATCGGCGTCCGTTGCGCCAACTGCGCCCACTATCAATCTGAAAACGTCTGCAAAATCGTCAAAGTAAAAATTGAACCAGGCGGGTATTGCAGGCTGGCTGCCATTCCGTCGGAATTGGTCAACAAAAAAGGAAAAAAGAAATGAACACAGACAACACCTGGGGCACCTATAAGGGACCGATAACTAGATTTAGGTTTGAGCAAAAGGACGAAAAGGGCGCGAAAGGATGCCCCAAGGCAACCTCCGACATAGCGGTCAACCTTAGAAACAGGGGCAAGGCAATCAAAACCGCCATGTACGGCCCACTCAATCCATCGGAGCCAAACTCCGATTATTGGAACAAGATAGCCAAGGAATGGGATGTCGACGCCACATCGGCCAAAAAGCAAAGATGCGGAAACTGTGCGGTGTTCATCGTTACACCCGAAATGAAATCGTGCATCTCCTCTGGTCTTGTCGGCAATGAAAGAAAAGATGAATGGGATTCCATCGACTCGGCTGGACAACTCGGATATTGCGAGGCTTTTGATTTTAAGTGTGCTTCAAAAAGAACATGCAGGGCGTGGGTCACGGGAGGACCGATAACAAAGAAGAAGGATAAATGATGGTCGAGCCCAATTTGTACGACCCCGAAAATCCGCAGGAACATATTTACGACCCTGAGATTACGAATAAATGGTATTGGGATGAAAGTTTGGATTGACCAAGATTTATGCACTGGCGATGGACTATGCACCGAACTCGCTCCTGCTGTATTCATGATGCATTCGGATGGACTTGCCTACGTGAAAGACCCGAGCTGGCCAAATTTGCTTGGCCCAGACGGGAAAGGCGACGAACCGAAGTTAAAAATGACGGCGACGACCGAGTTCCCCGACGCGATGCTTGACGATGTCATCCAGTCCGCCGAGGACTGTCCGGGCGAGTGCATTTTTATAGAGGAGTAAAACGGCGATCGGCTGTCAGTTGACATTTGCCAATTACAGCAATATGCTTACGGCATGGCTAAATTTACGCGAATATCGATTGCCGTATTTACATTCATCGTCACCCTTGGAATAATTTTTTCGCAGGTACAGAAAAAAATAGTCTCCAAACGATTTCAACATATTCCGGAGGGCGTGTGGGAATGACGTTTGACGAATATCAGCTACGTGCATGCAAAACCGCCGTATACCCCCAAAAGGATGCAATCAATTATTTGGTGCTCGGCCTAGTTTCGGAGGCGGGAGAAGTCGCCGGAAAACTAAAGAAATTGCTCCGTGACCGGGAGGGTGTAATCGGGGTTTACGAGAAACAGATGATGGCTGAAGAAATAGGTGATGTATTGTGGTATGCCGCCATGCTGGCCGTCGAATTGAACACAACGCTCTCGTCAATCGCACGTGATAATGTTGAAAAACTCCAATCACGCCAAACAAGAGGCGTCCTGGGGGGATCCGGAGACAACAGGTGACAGAGAGACACAACAGAATTCTTTCCTATGGTGGCGGGGTCCAAAGCTCGGCACTAATCATCCTTGCGGCACTTGGCGAAGTCCCACCGATCGACTACGCACTATTCGCAAACACCGGAGACGACAGCGAACATCCGGGAACCCTGAAATACGTCCGCGAAATAATGATCCCGTGGGCCGCAAAGCACGGCATCGAAGTAAAAGAACTCCGCCGATACCTCAGGGACGGCACAGAGCAGACCCTGTGGGGGCGCATGATGGACCACAAGGGAGACACGCTCCGCGAACCAATCCCCATTTACGGCTACACCGGGAAACCGATGCGCCGTTCCTGCACCGCAGACCACAAAATCAAAGTCGTCGGAAAGTGGATTGAAAAAAACTACGACAAATCCGTGCTGCCGATCGAGGTCTGCGTAGGCATTTCGGTCGACGAAATAGAGCGCGCCGGCCGCGGCAGGGACGAACGGTGGGAAAAACGCATCTACCCGCTACTCGACATCGGCTTCCACCGAAGCCACTGCGTCGCCGTATTCGACCGGGTGGGTCTGCCCGTGCCACCAAAATCATCGTGTTTCTTCTGCCCATTCCACTCGATACCCACCTGGCGAAAACTTCGCCGCGACGAACCGGAGCTTTTCGAAAAAGCGGCCCAGCTCGAAGACAAACTTCTCGAGCGACGACGCAACCGCGACAAAGGCGAGGTGTTCCTCACAGGTAAAGGAGCCCCACTCAGAGACGTTATAACAGCCGAACAAGACGAACTATTCGGCCCGGAAGCCTTCAACCAGGGCAAATGTGATGAGGGATATTGTTGGACCTGACCGCAAGCATCAAAGAAACTAAGATTAAAATATGGGCATTGAAATTCACGAGATTGAGGTTGGGGAAATTCCGCAAACCCCAACAAGCGGCAGCATAAACGACCCCCAGGTCAAACACGCCTCAGACGCCCTCATCGACCACGCCAAAAAATACGGGTTCCCGGTCGCCTACAAACAGGAACAAAACGGCCGCCTGGTCCACAACCTCATCCCCAACAAACAACAAGAAGACCAACAAATCTCCGGATCATCCAGAACCCAACTCCAATTCCACACCGAATCAGCCTTCCACCCCTACAAACCCTCCCACGTCCACCTGCTCTGCCTCAGGGGCGACGAACAAGCCGCGACAACCTACGCCGAACTCGACAACATCCTCAACGACTTGAGCCCGCTCGCCATCGAAACCCTCCAAAAACCCTGGTATCAAACTGGTATCGACAAAAGCTTCCGGATCGGCGGAGCGGCCGACAAAAAAACGATTATCACCCCGCTACGCCAAACACACTACGGCTGGGAACTCTGCTACGACGAAGACCTCACAACCGGAACAAACCCGCCGGCCCAAGAATCCCTAAAAGCCCTACAACGCGCCATCCACAACGTCAAAAAAGAAATAACCCTCAAAACAGGTCAACTACTCACCATCGACAACAAAACAACAGTCCACGGTCGCAAACCCTTCCAAGCCCGCTACGACGGAACAGACAGATGGCTCCAAAGAGTCCTCAGCATCAGACCACTACCACCCCAAAGCCACCTAGACGGCAACATCATCACGACGCAATTCTCGGGCTGAAATCCCGGACACAACACGGCCCAAGCCAGACAATCATCAAACCCGGACCAAACCCGAACCTCACCTGAGTAAGCTCCCCAACCGACTCCTTGCCGCACAAATCACAACAATGGTCATCGGAATCAAGTAAAGCCAAAAAATCGTCGGCACAAACCAAACAAGTCGTAACATTCACCGCCGGTATGAACAAATGCGGCCGAGGAAACGGCACCGTGTCAATATGCGGACAATAATTCTTGCACTCATCAAGCAAAAGGCTGATATTAGTCTCCTGACGCATATAAACATCCCGAGCTTCGTCGTTCTCAACCAAATTGAACCCGGCATCCAAACCGCCACGAACATGATTCACACGAAACTCGTTCTGGCGCTCAACCGCCTCAGTAACGAACTTCTTCAAAACAGCATCGTCAGATAAATCTAACTCAACAGGAGCAGCTTTTCGCCATCTAGGTCTCATGACACCACACCCTACCTATTCGCAACCTCAAACACACCCCGCTTCACCTTCACAAACAAACGCGAAATCCGCAAATAATCCAACAACGACGCACGCGAAAAACCCGAAACCTCAATCAACTGATCCGTCGAAAACTGCTCACCACGATGCTTCACAGCCCAATCCTCAAACGCACGCAAACGCGCCTTCCGAGAACCAACCGGCCCATCCTGCTTCACCTCACCCTTCACATACCCATCCCGAACCAAACTCTCAACACACCCATCAGAAATCCCATACGACCTCAAAAACGAAACAACAGACCCGACCCCACCATTACGACGAAACGTCTGCAAAACAGACAAACCCCTCACATACTCAGAAATCGACCACACCACATCATCGGGAACCTTGAACTTCGAACCAAAACGCTCACTGGCCTCAGCCCACAAACGCCTATGAATACCATCAATCACATCATCATTCAAAGCTGGCATACGATCAACTATAACCAGCAAGCCACAACAAAACAACCCCAGATAAATCTATTTGGAAACCAGCAGCCAAACACTGACACACGCCTGCACCCTCTGCTGCGCGCTTGCCGGAAAGTTCTCGGGGCTATAAAACATTGGCTGTCCGGCGACGAACCCTCGTTCGCCTCGCGTATAGCTTCTGCCTGCCCCACAGCTGACGCTGCGACCCCCGGCCGAACGCTATTGCGCCCCCACACCATTGGTGCTTAGACTAACCATATATGCCTAGCTACAACACCTACCTTGAGAACCGAATGAGAGAACGTCGTCGTATTGCAGCATTTGCCTACATGACTGTTTGGTTGATCGCTTTGTTGTTGCTCGACGTCGCGTCGCCTGCCCCATTTCTCGTGACCACGTCAGGTTGGTTCCTGTACCTCGCTGTCGTGTTCACGTGGCTGAGTCGCGCGTCGAAGACTCGGAGGTAGTCGCATCGTGAGCCGTGTTGTAAGACGAGGTTGTGTATGACCGGAGAGTCCCCAGTCGCGCCTGTGTTGCCGACTGCGACGCACGACTTCTTGTATCACGCCACGTTCCCTGATTGCGAGCCGTTCATCCGTCAGGCTGGCATCATCCCCAGTGTCGATCGCGTCGTGTACTTGGCCAACAAGTCCGAGTATGCAGCAGGGTTCATCCGGATACGCAACGGCTTCAGGTTGCTCGGTGTCATCGACGTCGCGACGCCCACGGGTGGCACGGAGACGACGTACGACATACACAAGTCGAACACTGCTGTCGTGTGCACGATACTCGCAGGTCTGCTCGAACAGACGTGGCTCACCCCACACTCCGAAGAGGATGAGCCAAGTGGTTTCTACCCATCAGACCTGCAGTCGTTCACCTACTCAGGCATCATCTCGCCTAGTGCGATCCTGTCGTTCGACGTCGTGAGGCTCAAGCCATTCACAGGAGACAGCTTCCTGTAGGTCGCGCTAGGTGCCTACGGGTGACCTACAGCCATGTGATCTCGAAGCCCAACTGTCTTAGGCCGAACGTAATCGTCTCGAGGTATATCTGTCTGTCCTCAGGTGGTTCGTCTGAGTTGACCTCTCTTAGTACCTTGCTGAACATGAGGGGGTACTTGCCGTTGCCACCCCTCATGATTGTCTGACCTGGCGTGAATATCTCGTCCTCCCAGATGACCGACCTTGGCACTGTGTACCTGTAAGGCTTGGTCATGAACAGCACGTTCTCTTCGAAGACGTGTGTGAAGGTGATGCATTCTTTGACGATATCTGGCATCGAGACGAACGCTGACGCAAGCGACAGGTGCTCCGTGCTTCTTGGATCCATGCTGAGGTAGCCCTCTGCGATCATCGTGATTGCGTCGATGCCGAGCGTCTGGCGAATGATGACCGATGCGTCTACGACTCGGCTGAACCTTTTCTCGTGTGGTTCGCACATGAGTTGTGACGTCATCTGGCAGATTGCGGCCAGTCTTGCGCCCTTCCATGTGTAGAGGTTGATGTTGATGTCCTCACCAATTCCATATTCCTTGACTGTTTGTTCTTTTACCTCGACTGCCGACGACACTGCCAGTGCGAGTTTGTCTAGTGCAGATGGAAACGGAGTGTCGACCATATCCAATGGTACGCCAGAACCATGTGCCTACAGGTAGATGTTCCGCCATGTAGCTACTTCATCGACTACTGTTGACGCAACGACGTCAGGAGTCACAGTGGCACAGCGCAATCAAAAACCATCGAATAAGAAAACCCCGGCCAAGAAGAAACCCGCAGCCAAGAAGGCTGCTACCAAGAAGCCTGCATCCGAGAAAGCTGCTGCTCCGGCGAAGGCAAACGTGGTTGGCAAAGTCGTTTATGCGAACGACATCAAGAAGTCGACGCTAAGAAAGCGTGTGACTGAGTGGCTGCTCGGCAGCTAGTTCTAGTAAACGTCGAAGCCTGATGGCTCGACAATCGACGGTTCCCTGATCTGTAGCAGCTGAATCGCCAACTCGCCACGGGCAGTGATTCCGTATCGACCATCATCGCTCTGTGCGACCATGCCGTTGTTGCGCAACAAGAGAACCGCACGCCTGCATGCCGATTCGTTTGGAAACAGAACCGGATTGATGTTCATCAATCCCTTTGGTTCGAATCCCCTGAAGCGCAGCATCCTCGCATAGTTCAGCGCGATTCGAGCAGGCGACACGCCTTTCGGAATGAACCTGATGATGTCTTTCATGTCCGGCGACAAAGGCCCGAACTTGCGCTTGATCTGGTCCTTCATCGCTCGTTGGCGACGCGACTCTGGTGACTCAGGTTTCCTAGCCACGTAACCTGGTTCCACAGACAAGGCACGTTTCGCTCCATGGGTAACTGAGACGCATGCCCAAAGGATGCTGGCACTCGAGCGTTTGAGTCGCGTCGGTCGTGCACAGTTCGCGAATCCATTCGCTCATCGATTTACCTGCCGCAGCGGCAGCCTGCTTCCAGCGTTCACGTTCGTTGTCGGTTGTACGCACGATTACTTGCACAAGCGTCTTCTCTTCGTTCTCGACCTTTGGACCTATCCGTTTGGCGCGTGTCGGCTTCAACGTTTCCGCGACCTTGTCCATCGCGGCATCCAGGTTGTCGACCGATTCGTCACTCATTGGCTGTCTCATTTTCGTCCACGGGTAGCTGAGAGCCCAGGTTATCGTCTCCTAGCTGATCTGACACAGAGCTAACAGCTTCAATCGCCTTGACACCAGTCAGAGACGATATGACGTCCTGCGACAGGACACCTGTTGACGTCATCAGCTCAATCAGCTTTTTGGCTTCCACCTCAGGCGTGAATGCACTTACTCGCTCTTCGGCCTGCTTTGCGCCAGCCAATGTCGACCTGATTGTTTCGCCGCCCGAAGTGACGTCCATCTGAATCGACACGTTGTTGCGTTCCATGCCCAACAGCCGCGACCTGCGGTCCATGATCGACAGAACGCGGTCAACAGCCTTGAGGTCGGGTTCGAGCATGATTTCGGAGCCGTCGTCGGCGGTTTGCTTGCGATGTTGCGTCTGCGGCCAAATGTTCTGCTGCAACGAATCGAGGCGCTCCAACTCCATGCGCAAAACCTCCGGATACGCGAGCATCGCCTCCCCGTTGAGTTTCTCGAGTTGCCTGCGAATCGCCGATCCGACAGCGCCGGTCGTCATGCTGAAACGACGAGCTATCTCTTGATGAGGGACACCTGCTTGTCGCAGCTTGAAGATGCGCAGGTCGCGTTCCGCCAGGAACTCACGGGTGAGCGATTTGCCACCCTTCTTCTCTTTGGGGGTCTCTTCTGACATTTAGAAATCCTCGTCGGCGCCAGGGGTCTTGCCCCCGAAATCTTCTTTCATAAATTCTAGTGTCTCAAAGGGGAACTGTATGCCACGCTTCATCTTGAGCGGCCACGGGCGCCTATCGCGCGCACCCCTGAAATGTCGCACGTCGTACACGTAATCGGTCCCACCCAACTGGTCCGGGGACAACGCCAACCCGAACTCCGGCCAACGTGACCATACGGCTGACCCGAAGGGACGCAGCTCTCGTGAGGTTTGCGACTGACCCAGCGGCGCGTGATGCTCGATCCACAGGGCGCATTCATAGACGTCGCGTATGTAGTCGAAAAACTTGGCAACCTCGACGGCTAACGCCTCACTCGTCAACGTCCCAGTATCGGCGTACGACTTGTACAGAGGACCTACGCACAGCAACTGCGGGCGCACCTGGTCGACTGTCTGCTCGAAAAGCGCACGCCCAACCGGGGACATGAGGTCCAAACCGGAGGGCTTCATCATCAAGTGCGAATCCGACTTGATTTCGGTTCCGTGTGGCGCACGATCGCGGGCGAACCTCAGGGCTTTCTTCATTATCCAACGCGACGTGCGTCGAATGATGCGTTCCGGGTTTTCCAGGTCGATTGTCAGGGTCCTTATGGGCTTCATCGGCTGGAACGTGAACGGATGCAGCCCCACCGACGACAGAATCGCCACCTGGCGCAGGAGCATCGTTTTGCCTACGCCCTCGGCTGCAACGACGATTACACGCTCCTGCTTTTCGATCAGGCCGGGAATCACCCAGTCGTACGTGTCGTCAACTGTTTCGTCGATGAACTGTTGCCATTCGACGAGGCGCCCCTGGTCTCCGAAGTCCATGACGCCGATTCCGTCGAGATGCGCACGGGCTCGCGATATCTTCTGCTCGAGTTTGATGTTGCGACCGAAAATCTCGGTGATTGTGGCGAGTATGTCTTCCTCTTCGGTGCTGTCGTCCTTGAGATGCGCGATTTGTTCTGCTGTCGGCGTGAAGTCGAGTTCTATGAGTTCTTCCAGCGCGTGCCCGGAGTTGATGTGATCGGTCACGTCTTTTCCGTACGGGCTGATGTAGACGCGAACGTCTGCGCATCCGGCGGCTTGCAGTACGCGTTGCACGCTGACTGCGTGGGTCTTGCCGGCTTCGTCGTTGTCGGCGACGATCATGATTGCTGCCGCGTCAGCCAAGACGTCGGTGAACTGTTGTTCCCATGTTCCGGCTCCGCCTGCTGTCGTCGCCATGATGTTGAGTTGTTCGAGCGTGTCGGCGTCTTTCTCGCCTTCGACGAGCCACACGGGTTCGCCGTATTCGATCGCCTTGAGGATGATTGGCAGGTTGTATAGGACGCGCTGTTCTTTGGGGATGATGCTGTAGATGTATTTGCCCGGTTGGTTTGGGTCCGGCCGACGTTGCGAGAAGCCTTTGCTTCCGTCTTCGTATTTGTACCTGATTTTTTCGTACAGTGTTTGGAAGTCTTTGTCTGTGTACTGGTAGACCTTGTCGACTTTGCGTGCGCCCCTGTTGTCCGATTTTTTCACGGGTACGGTTTTGTCTTCGTACAGGTCTTCCATCTTCATGTTCATGTAGCCGACGATTTGTTCGACGCTGCACGGAGAGCCGTTGTGGCATTTGATTAGCACCTGGTCGTTTTTGCCGACGCCGACGGTGAGTGACGGGTTGTTGTCGTCGTTCCTGCACGGGCACTTCGCTGCCCATCCCATGCCGCTCCGCGTTACGCCATCCAGGCGATCCAGGAAGTCCTGGACGTGCTGCGGAACGAGTATGGGGCTCATTTATTTCCGCGTTGCTTCTCTACTGTTGCGCCGCGGCCGGCGCGTTTCAAGGATTGATTCCAGTTGATTTGCCATGTGTTCGCTTGTGCGGTCAGGGATTCGAAGGGTATTCGCTCGTTGATTCGTATTATTCGTCGTTGTCGTGGTGATAAACCAGCCCAGAACCCGAACTCCTCGTGTCGTATGGCATGCGCGTAGCAGTCTGTTTGGATCTTGCATGACTGGCATATGGCACGGGCGCGTGCGAGGTGCGCTTTGTCGTCCTCGAGCATTCGTGAAAGTGGGTAGAACCATTCGTTCGGCGTGTTGGCGCACGCTGCATTTTTTATGACGCTGTAAAACCGTTCACTGTGTTCGCTCACTGGCACCCCCGGTGTGTGGTTCTAAGAGGGTAGTCGCTTACGGCGACACAGTCAACGTCAAATCAGCGCGATTGCAACTTTCTGTCAATGTGTTGTATCAGCGACCACAAAAGCTCACGGGTATACAGCATGATTCGGCCCTTGACCGGAAGACTCTTCTTGGCTACGGCGCGCGCGAACATCGCGGAGTGCATCACGCCGATGTGATGCATATCGTTACGAACGCGCTTCTCGAACCATGAGTTTCTAAAACGAAGCCACGCATCTGGCTCGTATATATCGTACCGGCGCAAAAGGATGTCGTCTATGGTTGCCCGGTCGGTGACGCATTCCAGCTGCCACTGCAGCTTGCGCTCGCACTGCGATACGACCTCGTTCAGCCCTTCTTCACCGGCCACATTGGCGTATTTGTCGAGTGCGGCGAAAAATTCGTGTCTCGCCCTCTTCAGTTTGTAGAGCTGCTCCCTGTTGCGACGCTCCGGCGCCAATTGATGCTGGGGTTCGTCTTCCTCTTCGTTCCAGTCGAACAGTTCGTCGTCTGATTCAAATTCGGAGTCTGCCATGCAACTACGATAGCACAGCTGCTTGGGCTACGAGTTTTTTCTGCGTGACGCCGGATGCTTCATCCATTGAGGCGATGGCGCGTTCGTCGGCGGATGTGCCACGGAAGTGATCCAAGTACTCGACGATTGCGTTGTAAAGCGACCAGCCGTTGTATCCGCACTTGCCGGCGTTGTTCGAGTTGTTGTAAATGCTTTTCACAAGCCCGATCGTTTCTTCTCTGTTCTTGCGCTGACGACCCGTCGTCGAAACGTCGGGGAAAACCTTGCGTAGTACCTGATCTACCTTGGGTGACCCTAGCGGGATTTTGACCAACAGCATCTTTTCGGCGAGAACCTGGAACTGCTTGCCCCATTCGACCGAGATTCGCAAAACCTCACGGGCGTCTTCGAGGGCGAAATCGACGTTGCGGGTGTGCCGGGCGGTAAATACCCGTTCGGCTTCCTTTATTCCCAGGGCGACGGTGTTGCGGCATACGGCGCGTACGTCTGTGTTGGCATACCGGATGGGCCAGACGCCGTCATGACCCGAGGATACGACGAGATAGCGGGCGATGCGGTCGTCGACACCCTTGGGGTCGATTACCAGGGCGCCAAGTTCGATGGTGGCGAAGAATCTCTTGCCGTTGCGCAACACGCCGACTGTGTCCATGACCGCTTCACCCATGGATGACCCGACTACGGCGAGGGCTCGCTCTAATACTTCCTTGTTTTGGCGCACCTCATATCTGGTACCGACGGTTGCTAGTGGGTCGAATGTTCCGTCAAGGTTCTGGCGTATGGTTGCCCTCGAATCCTGGATGATTACGGGTGAGCCATCGACGTTGCGGATGACATTACCTTCGTCATCTACGGCGGCGACACGGGTGAGTATGACGTCGAAGTCTGCTTTGGCGATCTCCAGCATCTTTTCGGCTGTCTGCAAGCCCTGAACGCTGGTTCCCAGCCGGTGCCAAGGGGCTATACCGGTGTCCACGTAAGCAAACCTGGCGGTTCCGTCTCGGTTGTATTCCAGTTCATGTCCCATGGACCAAGGATAACGCCGTTTTGGGCCCCAAAAAGCACCTCAAAAAATTTCTTGAATAAAGGTTGCTTTCTGCCCCACACCCCCCTTATAGTTCATGTACTGCCAATAACGGCATATCACTAACACGGAGGCACACCATGCCAAAGAAAACCAAAGTGACACCGAAAAAGGTGTCGATCCCCTCAGTGGGAGCAACGACAACGCAGAAAGCGAAGAGCGCTGTACCGACACCAGAGCTGCCACGCAAGATGCAAACAGCGACGAAGCACCTGATTGCGAAAGCAAAGCTGGATGGTTGCAAGACCGTCATCACGCCGGACATCGCAGCAGACCTGCTGACGCTCAACAACAACAACCGACGAGTCAAGCGAGAGCGTGTCATCATGTACGCAAGCGCGATGAAGCGTGGTCAGTGGGCCTACACGGGTGATGCCATCCGCGTCGGCACCGACGACCAAGACAACCTCGTGCTGCTCGATGGTCAGCACCGTCTGCTCGCCTGTGTGGAAGCTGGTGTGTCGTTCGATGCGATGCTCATCTCCGGTCTGCCCACATCCGTATTCACGGTCATCGACCGCGGAGTCGTGCGCTCCAACGGTGATGTCCTGAAAATCGCAGGCTTTGCCAACTCCACCTTCGTCGGCGCCATGGTGCGTCCGGTGATTGCGGTGGATGCCGGACTCAACCCGATGACCCACGGCTCGATGCAGTTGGTTACGGGTGACGACTTGGTGGCTTTCTGCACCGAGCACGGAGACATGGTCGAATGGGCGAAGAACCTCGGCACCAAAGCCAAGTACCACATCGGTTGTGTCAACTCGGCATGGGGTATCTTCTCCCTGTTGGCGGCGCAGTCACGCGGTCGTCGACTGATCGAGCAGTTCACCGACGAAACGTGCGCAGGAGTCGAGCTGAACGCCGGCGACCCGCGACTGGCGTTGCGTTCGTTCTTCATCAAGACCGGCACGACGGTGGGCCCAGCGGCGCCAAACTTCCGCGAAGCCGGCACCATCATGAACGCTTTCAACGCGTACATCGAAGGTCGCAAGATGAAGACCATCCGTCAGTGGGGTCTCAAGTCGGATGCCGAATTCCCGAAGGTGTCGATGGCGACGCCGTTCGACTGGAAGCACGGCACGCCGTCGGAGTCCGACGAAAACTGATTTTCGGTAACCAACACCGAAAGGCGTAGAACACACGCCGCCGCCGACAATTCATCACCCCTTCTGTCGACGGGTAGTTGTTCTGACCTGGGCACGTCATCAAACTGCCCATCTCAAACCACCAACCAGAAACGAGCACACACCCATGAAAACAATGTCAATCACCGCCAAGCAGGTCGCCAAGCGACTCAAGGCTCAACGCGAAACGCTCGGCGTCAGTCAAGGCGCTGTCGCTGATGCGGCCGGGATCGACCGCAAAACGGTCAACCGAATCGAAAACTGCCACTTTTCCCCATCGTTGGACACGTTCTTTCGGATTTGCATAGCACTCGACGTGGAGCCAGAGAAGGTAATCTCCGACTGAAATGTCGGACCGTGACCTAGAAGCCTGGGAACAAGAGTTTCAACCCGGCTACGACTTCGGGCTCGACCAAGCGATCATCCAAGACATCGGCGAGTTCGTGGTGCAGATGATTGGTGGCATGGACGTCTCCGAAACCAAGTCGATCGGTTCGTGGGCTTCGCAGATACAGAAATCCGGCGTACCCGACAGGTATATCCGTGATATCCACCATTGGTTCTTGGTCCACTCCGGCGTTATCATGGCCGACGAATTGGATGCAGACGACCGCAAGAGACTCGGCGTCTTGATTCAACGATGCACACAAATCGCGCAACGGCGCAAAGGAGGTCAACAGAAATGAAGTCTTTGTCGAAATTGTGGCGGGCGCTGGTAACCGTTTTTGTACCCCGTAACCAAGTCCAATACCGTCGCACGAAGGTGCCCACGGTCGATCGCGCACACTGGGGAGAGGGCTGATGCCACCACGTGATGCGGTGAATGACGAGCTGGTTAGGGTGCTGGGCATGTTGCCAACCGCCATTCTCGAAATGGCCAACGAAGCTTTGGATAGATACGTCGCATATGGGCGCTGGAACGCATATAACGCTGAGGATCTTGAACGAATTTCAAAGCTGACCGAAAAAGAAAAAGTCAATTACGACGGCCATATTCGGGTCATTTGGGATGGAGATGAACTGAGCGACGAAGAGATTGGTCTCGCCAAAAAATTCATGGACGCACTCATAGGCGCGATGGACGAAGCTGAGGCGCGTGAGGAGTCGCCAAAAATGATCGACGAGATAGAGGACTATCTCAAAGGTGAAGGCTGATGAAGTTGCTCCTGAGGTCGCGGCACTTCCAGCGGCTCGAATCCGAAGCCATGATTGACGCGCTCCTGAGCGGTGAGGTGGACCGCATACACATACCGACATGGGCTCCGTACGAGGCCAGGGAACTCATCGATTACATCCGGCGCACAGCTGCGCGCTCCCACATGTCGGTCAAGACACGACAAGACCAAGGCTGTCTCGTAGTGGAACTAAAGCACTGACCTACTCGAAATCGTCGCCGAGGAACTTCAAAAGGATGCCGAGGGCTACGCAGAAGACCGTGGCGATGCCAATGAACCAATACCATTCGGTGAAGTCGTAGACGTTGTGGTGGTCGGCAATCATCTGATTTCTGCAATCATACCCAGGTCGGAATTGATGAGCGCGTTCTTGGCTTCCTGACCCCATGCCATCAGCATGCTGTCGGCTCCGGCGCTGCTAGCCGGCTTCATCGTGCCACCGTGAATGAACCTGACGCGCGACCTGATGAAGCAGATTGCGCTGGTCGATCCGGCCGTCGCCTGGAACCACTTGGTGCCGGTTCTGGCAAACACGAGCGATATCGCGTTGCCGTGTTCTTTGCATTTCTGCATCCACATGCCCGTCTCTCGGCCATACGGTGGATTACAGAACACGAGTCCGAACCACGGTTCAGTCAAGCCGTTTTGCGGCAGGACGTAGGCGTGTCTGGTGGGGACGAAGCATTTGTCCATCCCCGGTGAGCAAGGGTCAAGATCGAATACGACACCGAGTTTCTCGAAAATTTCTGGTGGTGTGTACCAATCGTAGTTTTGGCTAGCTGAAGGCTCGTGTGTGAATCCGGGTATCGCGATGCGGTTCTGGTTGTTCACGGATTGTTGTCTGTCAACCCTTTGAGAAGGTTCTGGCTATTTTGTTTCCGCTTAGCGTCTATTTCAGCCTGTCTCTGCTCTCTGCGTTCGCGTTCTTCATCTTCTCTGTCCCACCATTCAAGCAAGGTTTCTTTTTTGTTGTGTCGCGAGGAGTATTGCATAAGGTCCATTAGTGACATGGAGTGGAACAGACACATCGAATGTTCCCGATCGAAACCACGGGTTGAAATGAATGCAAGAGTTTCCGCTTCCTTGCCGTTGTAGGCCTCGATGATGTAGACGCCCTGTTTGAGTCGCACAGGTGTGCTGTCACCAGATGGTCGCCCCCACGAACTACGGTTTTTGTATTGAACAGCATCGAAGAATTCAGACGGTAGCTGTTCCCCGACTTCAACTTTCAGGTTGCTGATTTTTTTCTTCTTGGCCATTAGATCACTCCTTGTTCTCTGTCGTTCACAGATTGTTCCCGATCACGGCCGGTGATGCGAGAAGCACGACTATTGCTGCGCCGACCGCGACGGCCACGATGACTGTCTTGAGGAAAATTCTCATATACGGATCTTATCGCCGACCCTGGTTCGGTATTCGTCCCAGTCATCGGTGAGCCGGTACTTCGCGTCGATTACACCGGGTGGGTCCACGCGCCTGTATAACTCGGTGCCCATGCTCAGAACCAACCATTCGGGTGTCGGGTAGACGAAACCCATGGAGCGACCGTCATACTCGCCGCCGATGAAGGTGACCGTCGCGTGCTTGGTCTCGGATTTTTTGGCGCTTGACTTCTTAGCCACGGTGGCGGTCATACCCACCGAGACTATCGGGCTTCTCGCGACGGGTAAAAGCCGTCTCCATGGCGGCGAGTTTCTTGACGACCTGATTGAGCTGGTGTTCGCTGTGGCCGTACATTGTGCGCAACCGGCGCATCTCGGCGTCGGACTCCTTGAACTTCGACATGATTCTGATGGCGGCTACGTGCACCGTGCCAGCAACGATGAGCGTCACGAACGCGTTGATTGCGGCGATTCCAACTATCTCCATGGTGGTCATTTGATTGGGCACGCTCCGGTCGAGCACTCGTCGAGTGGGATATCGCCACCGAATGATGATTGCCGTAGCGGAACAGAGAAATCGACTTTGCTGAGCAGCTTTTCGTACATCTCGCTCGTAATCTCCTCGTACGGCGGCAACGGGAAATTGTGGTCGCTGTGGAGCAGGAAGGAAACGGATTTGACCGAGTTGTCGTAATTGGCCGCCAGCCATTCCTTGATCGTTGGCAGCTCATCTTTGCGGTAGTACACGGTGACGGACACTGCGTTATCAGCCCATTCGGTCTGCATTTTCTTTACCCATTCGAGCTGTTCGATTGCGGTCATGTTCGCCGCGAGAACCGCACCGTCTGGCGATTTACACGGGAACTCGACAACCGCACGGGTGTGATCTTCCCGGCCGTCGATGCCGATATCCCAGACAACTTTGTATCCACGCTTGCGGAGTGCGTCAAGTAGCGGGTCGGCGGACCCGAAACGCACCCGGCGAATGTAATGCTGCGCGAATGCCGGATGGATACCCGGGGTCACACCGGGGAGCAAAGACAGGGTTCCGGATGGTTGCACCGTGGTCAGGCGTACGGATATGGGTAGACCGTTGTCCTTCGAGTACTTCTTGTCGAACGCACGGAGATGCTCGTACACCTTTGACAGCCACGATATTTTGTCTTCATTGACCTGCAGGATGCCGGTGACGCTCTGGCCGATGCGTGTGTTCTTTCGGACTATGTCGGTTGTTTTGTCGTACGGGTAGCTCATCTGGGTGATTTTCTTTTGGACCTTGTACAGCAGCTCGGATATCTCTTTGAACTGCTCGAGTGATTCGACGTTCGGCAGGAAGATCGTGGCGAGATTGCATGATTCGCCGTCGGCTAAACCGATTTCGGCGCACGGGTTGAATCCCTCAATCGTTGGATCTGCCATCTTCTCGCCCAGGCGCCCGTGCGTGCGCGCGAGCTTGCGGTTCACGAGACCGTACGGTTCACCGGAACCGTCGTAGCCCTTCCAGAGTTCGGTCATGATTTCGTCGTAGGAGTCGGCGTAAATCGAGTTGTTGCTGTTGGCGCGCCATGCTGGGACCGCTCCGGTGGACCAGTTCTTTGCCCTGAGGAACAGCACGTCGTCTGGGTCGCCGATTGCGATTTGCGCTGAACGGCGTGACGAACCGGAGACGACGATGCGGCCGATTATGTTGCAAATGTCGAGCACGTCGACGGAGCGCAGCTTTTTGCCTTCGCGCGCCTGCATCACTTTGCAGATGTCGTCGATGCCGTCGATGAGGGCTCCAGGGCCGGACGCTGTACCGCCGAATGTTTTGAGTGCGGCACCGTATTCGCGGACGAGGAGCGTTGAGTACGTGAACGAGTTGCCGGTGTCGAAGAATGATTTGAGAACCGCGTGAAGTAGTCGCTTCCATCCCTGTCGGCTGTCGGGAACGATGATGTCGGCGTCGTTGGTTCGCTCATGGGTGATGGTGACGCCGGATTTGATTTTGGGGAGTTCGTGGATCTTGGAGCGCTCTACGGAAAATCCGACTCCGCCACCGAGCATCAGGTAATCGAATATGAGTTCGAAGTCTTTTATCTTCTCGATGTTGGTGAAATAGCAGTTGTTCATCGATGCGGCGTTGAATTTCTTTACGAGCGGTGTGCCTAACTGCCAGAGTGCGCGACCGGAAACGGTGCAGCGGAGGTTGAACATGTGGTCGAAAAGCTGTTGTGCTTCTTTCTCGGTGAGCTCAACCCCGATTTCGACTGCGCCCTCGATGACGCGACGGATGGTGTCGACCCAACCTTCCTGGCCGGTGTCGGTCTTGCGACTGTACGTGCGTAGGTAAACGACTTCGCCAAGTCCGCCGAATCCCCATGGGGCTTGCTTGGTTGCGTAGGTCTGAAGGAAGGCTTCGCTCAGTGTCGTCATAAAACGTCCTCTTGTTGAAGAATGAAGAGTACATTCTAAAAGACAGAAACCACCCCGTCCTGTCAATTATTTTTCAAGATACCCAATTCTCTGGCGCGCTCGACGGTGACGTACGAACCTTTTCTGTGGATAAGCACGCGCTTGGTCGTAAACGGCGTGATCTGGTGAGTTTCGTAAACATCTTCCTCGACAAGAATCACTTTGTCGTACTTCAACGTCTCGTTCTGCAAGTCTTCACCGAGAATGTGATCGGGTTTCAGGGATTTGTCGTCTGTGCAATCGCCGGTCGGGTGGCCACAGACTGGGCACGGTGTTCTTTCCGCTCTCAGTATGTCAAACTCTCCGAAGAGTTTATTTTTGTTGTGAAACGGATGGTCTGTTTGATACCACATTGATACCACATGTCAACTTTCTTCCGGATCCTTCAGCGACACCGAATCGAAACGTTCGTCATCTTCAATTATATGCAATCCGTCATTGCGGTCGATGAAATACCAGTCGAGTGTCGTCAACTGCATGTCCTCGACCACGGAAAGTAGTGCGTCGTCGATATTTATCATCGAAAGGAAGAATATGTCGACGTCTACCCGGCTACCGGTGGCGCCCCTGACGGTGCGCACGGAGGCATAGGCGTTGGCGGCCGACATCGTCCCGACCAGCCCCTCGAAGCCATCCAGGCTGATTTTGCGCGCCGTTGCACGCGGTGAGATGAAGCCGAAGGTTTGCGACAGGTCCACCATCCATTTGCGGAGTTGGCGCTTGGACTCGATGAATTTTTTTGTGTCACCGGTGATCATCAGATGGCCGGTGTAGGGGGGCAGTGTCGCAAGTTCTGTTTTTTTACCGAAAATTTTCAGGTAATACTTCGAGCTCACTCTTTTACCCCTTTGACCACGATGGACTTACAACGCGGACAGGTTACCTGCGAATCGTAACGATGTGTGTAGTAGGTGCCGTCATAGAGACCGCATGCAGTCATGAAATAGTTTGCACCCGAAACGCCTACCGATTTATGAATGATGGGTTCGTCTACGGTGAGGTTTTCTTCTTTGGACATCTGGATGCATCCCAAGTACACGGGTCCCATGGGTCCCAGCCGGCTAGGTCGTAAAGTATTTTAGCCGCTTTGAGGTTTGTGAGCGGGTCGAGCAACGGTTCTTGTTCACAAATTTGCATTTGACGGCAAATGGCCGCCCATCGGTTTCGTTTCGTGTTGTAGTTGACGCCGTTGATTTGCATGAGACCGGTATCCGATCGGTGGTTCCACTCGGAGACGCCCGTGATGATGCAGTTCTTGTCGACCTTGTCGCCGCCTCGACGGTTCGGGCAACCGCCGGATTCTCTCAGGATTATCTGCCCGAGCTTCTCCCACGTCTCCGGTGACCAGCCAGCGCTAGCGGCGAGCTTCGGTAGCCAGGAAATGTCGCCGTGGGTAAAGGTAATCCCGTAATGGACGATTCCTTCGGGTTTGACCTTTTTGGGGTGTTCAACGGTTTCTTTTAGGTAGACGATCGACTGGACCGATACCGGCTTAGCTACGGTTGTAGCTGTGGGCGTACTCTCCATCGTCGTGTTGGGTACGAACATCCCCCCAACAACCACGGTCACTGAGGCGAACCAACCGCCCAAGTACCGGGCAACGGCGATCAACGTACGCCATCCCGCGTCGGCCGATAGGAAAACCAACTGGCATCGCAGCCTCGTTGGGATAAACAATTACCAATCTCTAAGAGCTTCACGATTCCTCCTGGATGGGTTCTGGTGTTAGGGAACTTAGGCGGGCACCGTATTCAGGAGTGGAGCCCTATTCGATTACTAGACAAGTCTACCAGGTTTGGGACTGATATTACAAATAAGCTACAACCCTTATGGATATTGGGTTTTAGCCGCGGTACGCCCTCACTGGAGCCGCTTCACCGCAGGCAGAAACCTATTTCAGAATGGCTCTTCTTCGGATTCCTGCACATCGTCGCGGGAAACCAATGGCTTGCGACCGGCGCCGGCGGCGACAGGAACACGCGCCGTAGATGCTCGTGAGGACGCTCCAGACGCGCTACGAGCGCTCTGGGAGCGTGATTGGCCCTGCTGCTGCCCCTCGGGCTTCTCCTCGCGCTTGCGACGCTCGTAGGACTCGACCCCGGAAATGGCAAGGGCAATCTCGTCGGCGATGATGAGAATCTTGGACCGCTTGGTGCCATCGTTTTTGTCTTCCCAGGTCTGCTGTTCGAGACGGCCGGTGACGGACACGCGGGAACCCTTGACGAGCGCACGGGCGGCATCTTCGGCGAGGAACTTCCACGCGTTGATGTCGACGTAACTGGTCTGCTCCTTGGTTTCTCCGTTGTTGTCTTTCCAGTATCGGTTCACTGCGACAGTGAAACTGACCTTGACGGACCCCGAATCGAAGTACTTGATTTCGGGATCTGCAACGAGATTCCCGACAATGGTGGATTGGTTTGTGAACATGGCTTGCTCTTTCTTGAATTGATGTGACCCGTTGACGGTTGTCAACGATTGATGCCACACTAGCACCTGCGGGGGGTGCCGTCAAGCGGCTACAGTCGGGGTATGGCACCTCCTGACCCGGCTGAAGCAAGGCTGAAAATTCTCTCGGCTTTGAAGGAAGAATTCATGGACATCCTCGATGAGGGGTCGACGGACGCCCAACAGCTGGCTCAGTGGGACAACGAAATGTACGCCTTCGCGGCCGACATCATGGATGCCTTTGGATTTGAAGTTATTGCTGTCCGAGCGGACGACGAATTCGATGTTCGTCTTCGGATACCAAAGTACGTCGATTCTCCCGAAGGATCCGCTGCATAGTTTCCAGGTCGAGCCATATCGTGGCTCCGCCGACGGTGAATACCTCCCCTTCATCGACATAGTTGATTGCGACCATGTCGTTGGGGATTTTGAATATGGCGGCAAGCTCGGCGACCATTCGTGCCGCACTTGTCTCGATGCTGACAATCTCGGTGCCGAGCGCATCGATGTCGTCCGGCAGGACTGCGGTTGTTTTGGCCGGTGCAAGCTCACCCAGCTCCTCCTTTGCCCGAATGGAGATGGCACACAGCGTGCACGCAATATATTTTGCTGCCGCTTTTCGTTTGCGACGCTCAATGTGACCGCACGAAAGTTTGTGGTGGTACTCGACCGCACCATACGAACCGACTCGCACAACATCGAGAACTTCCCGCTGGGGTGCCGACTTGAGATTGACGTCAGGCATCCGGACCGAGCCCCTTCATCAACAGTTCGAGAATCAGTTGCGCCTGGGTGAAATCTTCGGTCTCTTCCAGCGCACCCTCGGTTGCGTTATCGACGACCTTGCGCTTGGACTGGATCAAACCGTTGATGCGTTCATCGACGGTGTCCTCGGCTATCAGGTACGTGACGAGCACGGAACCTTTCTGGCCGATGCGGTGACATCGCGAGTAAAGCTGATCTACGTCGGCCGGCGTCCACGGTAACTCAACGAACAAAACATCCTGTGCGGCGGTGAGCGTGTGGCCGGTTTTGGCGGCTTGGATCGAAAGGATAATCGCCGGGGCTTCAATGACGCCCTTGGTCATGAACATCTTCTTCGCCTCCTCGACCTCCTCGACCTTCATGCCGCCCTGGATTTTCAGTCCTCCGTGGTTTGCCGCAAGCGCATCAACGATGTCTCTGTGGTGGGCGGCTACGACAACCTTGTTTCCTGCTTCGGTCTGTGCGGCGATGAGTTCGCCTGCGATTTCCAATTTTGCTTTTGCGACCAGACGGCGCAGTACGGCGAGTTTGGACAGGTGAATGCTGGACGATGCTTTTATTTTTGCTCTGACGGCCGCACTGCGTGGATCTTTACCG